AATGGTACTTCTTTTTCCCTAGCCCAATTAACATCATCTAACCTTACTACTGCAACTGCAAATTCACTAACACCTGCTGGAACTATTATTACTTTTGGTGGTACGTCTGCACCTACTGGCTATTTAGCTTGTGATGGGGCATCTATTAGTAGAACTACCTACGCAGATTTATTTAGCGCAATAGGTTCCACTTGGGGAAGTGTTGATGGTAGTTCTTTTAATGTACCAAATTTACAAGGAGCGTTTCTAAGAGGTGCAGGTACACAAACGTATACCAATGATTATGATGGTGGTTCTGTTGGTGATAAAAGTAGAGATAAAATAATAAAACACGCACATAAATTTAGAACAGAAGGTACATTCGGTGGCGCTCCAATTGGAGAAGATCAGTATGCTTTAATAAACCCCAGTGCAAATTACCCTGATCCTTCATCTCTAGTCACACTTACTGGTGATCCACGAAAGCAGACAATCGGTGGTGTAACGGAAAGAAGACTTTGGATCGGTGATCCTCAACAAGCTAGAGCGACTGGAGCTAGTGGTTTTGGGCCATCTGTATCAGCCGATGGTGAAACCGTTCCATTTAACGCTACAATATTATATTGCATAAAAACTTAAAGGGGGACTAATGTTTTGGAGGAAGAGTAAAGTTATAGTAGATTGCTATACTTTTAGAAAATCAACTGTTGGGATGTTTTCTATCCAACCACTAACAAAGTTAAAGCCTAAGTGGTTTAAGGATATGCCAAATTTTAGAAAAGCTCCCCCCTCACCAGGGTCTAACAGAAGATTTAAAGTGAGTAATTTTAAGTCGTGTGCAGGGTTTATAAATTTATTTAGAGTTGGTTTTGGTATCCCTCTCTGGACAGATTTTCAAATTATAAATGAACGATCTGGATTGGGAGTTAAGTATCCTGATACATATACGACAGTTGAGCCACACTTAGAACCTCACGAAGATGTTGAATATAATATGGCTACGCCATTATCAGATAATCATAGGCATGTTAAATTAAATAGTCCTTGGTTATGTTTTAGTGAGCAAGATGTAGATTTTTTGATGGTAGGAGCTGAGTGGAATTACGTGAATCACCACTTATATGATTTTAATATACCTATGGGGATAGTAAATTTTAAACATCAGGCTTCATCTAATATTAATATCATGTTTCCTAGAAACGTTGACGGTAGGGAGACTCAATTTCAAATTAGCGCAGGTGATATAATAGCTTATTTAATACCACTAACAGAACGAAAGGTAGAATTTAGATGTCACTACATACCTACAGTAGAATGGAATCAGTTACATATGGATTATGAAAGCAAGACTATAAGCGCAAGGAATGGATATTTTAATATGAAAAAACTATGGAAAAATAGATGAAATATAAGTATCCTGTATATCTTATAGAATGGGATGATGCGATGGCGGATGCATCGTGGGAAGAATTAAAAAAAGAGGATATAAAGCAATCCACATGTTTTACACTAGGGTTTGTAATAGCAGAGACAAGAAAACATATAGTTATTGCAAGTACGTATGACAATGATTCAGAACATACCAATGCAAGATTGCAGATACCAAAAGGAATGATTATAAGTAGACGTAAGATTAATTTAGACGAGGAGGATACGACTAAAGCATGGCCATTTAATGGAGTAAAATAATGATAGACCCTATTTCAGCATTTGCTGCAGCCAACGCTGCTGTTAAAGGAATCAAGCAAGCAATTAAGTTTGGGCAAGATGTTTCTGATATAGGAGACAAACTCCAAGATTTTTTTGAGCATCGTGATAATGTGCAAAAAGCTGCACAAGAAGAGAAAGATAAGAATAAAAATAAAAACATAAACTCTCAAGCAATGCGCAATGTCATGAATGCTCGAAAGCTAAGGCAAGCTGAGAAAGACCTCAAAGAGCAGTTAATTTGGAGTGGCAACGCTGACTTGTATGAGGAGATTTTACGAGAGCGCATACGTCTAAAAAGAGAAGCAGAAAAAGCCAAAGAGTTAGCGGCTTACAAAAAGCAGAAAGTCATCGAATGGACGATGTGGGGTGGCTTGTTAGGCGCCTTAATAGGTGTTACTATTTGGATTATATATAAATTAACTAAAGCAGTTATAGCAATGGGATAAGTATGGATATATTAAAAAAAGCTAAATCAATTCTTTCTGTTGTTGCTCCTAATATAGGCACTGCACTTGGTGGCCCCATTGGTGGTATGGCAGGTAGGGTGGTTGCAAAAGCTCTGCTCGGTAAAGAAGAAGCCAGTAATGAAGAAATATTTGAAGCAGTAGAAAAAGCAACACCAGAACAACTCGTAGCATTAAAGAAAGCTGATGCAGATTTTAAAGTACAAATGAAACAGCTAGATATAGATTTAGCTAAGATATCAGCAGACGATAGAGATAGCGCAAGAAAAAGACAAATAGCACTAGGCGATCACACACCAACAGTTTTAGCTATTCTTACCATGCTAGCTTTTTTTGGTTATATAGGTGCTGTTACTTTTTTACCTACACCTAATGCTGACATAGGGCTAGTCAATGTAGCTATCGGCTGGCTTGGTGGTACTGCTAGTACTGTAGTTGCATACTACTTTGGTAGTAGCTCTGGTTCAAAACAAAAAAATGAATTTATAAAGACAGATAAAAAATGAGAAAACTTACATTAAATTTTTCCTACGAAGAACTTATCCATTCCGATATGGCAGCAAGGCGTGGTTGGGACAACTCTCCTAATGACGAAATAGTTGATTTAAATTTATCGAGACTTGCAACACTACTGCAAAAAATAAGAGACTATCTTGGCAAACCTATTATGATAAATTCTGGGTATCGCTCAAAACAGCTCAATGATGCAGTGGGTTCAAAAGACTCCAGTCAACACCGTAGAGGATGTGCGGCGGATATTAGATCGCCAGGTATGACAGCAAAAGAATTAATGGAACACATTGTACGTAACGGATTTGGCTATGACCAATGTATATTGGAATTTGATTCGTGGGTGCATATTAGTGTGCCAGAGGGTGACAAGCCACTAAGAGGAAATGCGCTTGTTATAAATAAACAAGGTGTCAAACAATTTAAGTTAGCATAATGCCATTACAAAGATTACAGTTTAAGCCAGGTATCAATAAAGAAATTACCAATTATAGTAATGAAATGGGTTGGAATAAAAGTGATAAGATACGTTTTAAAAAAGGTTTCCCAGAACAAATAGGTGGTTGGACTAGAGTGTCTAATACACAAGTTATTGGTACTCCAAGAACGCTTATAAACTGGATTGCTTTGGATGGTGATAACCTTGTTGGTGTAGGAACAAACATTAAATACTATGTTCTAGAAGGTCAGACATATACTGATAGAACACCGATTCGATTAGCTAAAACTTTTGATGGTGGTTCTGGTAACCCTGCTGTTGATCCTTTTACAACTACACTAAGTTCTACCACAGTAACAGTATCTCACACTGGACATGGCGCTGATGATGGTTCGTATGTAACATTTATCAATTCTTCTGATGTCAATGGTGTACCCGCTGCTGAATTAAATAAAGAACATAGGCTGACCTATGTCGATGCAAACTCTTATACTATTACGGTAGATACAGCAGCTACTAGCGCAGGGTCAGGTGGTGGTAGCACTATTGTTGGAGAGTATCAAATTAACCCAGGTCAAGAAGTTTTCTCATATACTTCAGGTTGGAGTTCTGGTACATGGAGTGCGGGTTCTTGGGGACAAACAGGTTTTTCAGATTTAGCAGAGCAACTACGTCTTTGGGTGCATGATAATTATGGTGAGGATGTTATAACTAATTTATACCAAGGAGATATCTACTATCTTGATAAAAGCGGAACAAATGTTATGAAAACAGGAGCGCCATACACAAGTAGTAGTGAGATAACGTATCGCATGCGTTCTATATTTGATATTGCTACTGCAGCGGGAACTGCAAATACTGCTTATATTCCAACACAAGTCACCTATAGTATGGTCTCTCAACAAGCGAGACACGTTATTTGTTTTGGCGCTAATAATCAAAATGGTACAGGCGCTTTCGACCCACTGCTTGTTCGATGGTCAAGTTCAGAAGATTATCAAGACTGGAGACCACTTTCTACAAATAGCGCAGGGGATTTTAGGTTAGAGCAAGGTAGTCAAATTATAAGCGCTATAAAAACAAGGCAAGAAATATTAATATTTACTAACACTGCTGTTTATGCAATGCAGTACGTAGGTCTTCCATACGTTTTTAGTTTTACTCTACTCGCTAGCCACATATCACTTATGTCACCTAATGCGGTTTCTGTTGCAAATAATATTGTGTTTTGGATGGGTCGAGATAAGTTTTATGTTTTTGATGGTCAAGTTAGAGCGCTACCAAGTACCCTTAGAACTTTTGTCTACCATAATATAAATTATGTGCAAGAGTTTCAAGTTATCTCAGGAACAAACGAAGAATATAACGAAATATGGTGGTTCTATCCTACAGGCACAGATACACAGATTAATAACTATGTCGTCTTTAATTACTTAGAAAATACTTGGTATTATGGAACATTGAGTAGAAGTGCATGGTTAGATAGTGGACTTAGACAATCTCCGATAGCATTTGATTATAATAGACGAGCGCTAAACCATGAAGTAGGAGTTGACGATGCATCAGGTACAGGTTCTGTTGCTATAGGGTCATTTATTGAATCATCTGATTTTGATATTGGAGATGGCGATCAATTTAGCTTTGTCTGGAGAATGATACCTGATTTAACATTTACAGGCTCTGAATCTGTAAACCCAGATGTTACTTTAACCCTTACACCCAGAGATTACACAGGTGGGAGTTATACTAGCGAGACAGGAAAATCAGTACAAGCTAGTGCATTATCACCTCAAGAGTTGTATACTAACCAAATAGATATAAGAGTTAGAGGTAGGCAGTTAAAACTTAGAATAGATGGTAGTGATTTAGTAGGCACAAAATGGCAACTAGGCACACCACGAATTGATATTAGAACAGACGGAAGACGATAATGGCAGTACCTGTATTACCGATACCACCAGATTCATATGAGAGAAGATACTTTGACGAGTTAAATCGTGTATTAAGATTATTCTTTTCACAAAACGAAATTCCTCCTGTCTTCCAAACTGCAAGATTACAGGTGCTAGATCAGAATCAAAATGTTATAATAGATCAGGCTTTCAATGAAACTTCAGGAGAGCTAAATATTGTATTGACTAACTTACCCACATCAGCGTCAGGACTAGCAACAGGAACAGTCTACAATGATAGTGGCACACTAAAGGTAGCATAATATGTCGAAAAAAATTAAAGAATCTTCAAAAGGAGCTTTGCCGTTATTAATGGGCGCGTTAAGTAAAAGAGACGTTAAACTCCCTCCCAACGAAACAATAACACAAAGAGATGAATTCCAAGAAGGTGGTATGGTAGAAGCCGCTCAAGCTATCGCGGATAAAGGTAGAAATGGTGATTCTATGCTCGTGCATATGGCACCTGAAGAGGTTCAGGGTATAGCATCTCTTGGCATGGTGTCTGTTAATCCAGAGACTGGGTTACCTGAAATGTTTAAATTTAAAGACTTTCTAAAGATAGCTGTACCGATTGCATTGACTGCAATGGCTCCTGCTGCAGGGACTGCGGCAATGAAAGCTACTGCTGGGAGTACAGGATTTTTAGGTACCGCAGGGAAGTTTTTAGGTTCAGGAATTGGTAAATCTTTACTAACAGGTGCAGCTCAGTTTGCAGGGCAAAGATTAATGGGGACAGACGAAAAAGATGCTTTAAATGCAGGTATTATGGCAGGAGCTACATACGGTGCGGCAAGCGCTGCACAAAAAGCATTCGGGCCTTCGCCAGAAAAAACTGCTGTAATGAATGCGAGAAGGCAAGCAGAAACAGCTAGACAACAGCAATTTATAAATCAAATGTCTCCTGGCCAAGTTAATCTTTCTAGACCGCAAGTGTTTCAACCTGACGCTTTTGGCACGGCTGGTACAACAGCGGCGCAACGCCCTACCGGTATAGCTTCTGTGATGGAGCAGTATCCTGAGTTATCAAAAAATTATGGACTTAGAGAAGGTATGTCCCAAGCCGAATTAGATGCTACTAGAAATTATGCACAAGCTGAATTGAAAGCTATGCAGGCTCCAACAGATAAATTTAGAATACCCGGTATTGAAACAAGAACTATAAGCGATGTTGGCCCAACTAGACCAGAACCACTTTATATAGATAAAAAAGATTTATACTCAGGTCTAGGTGCAGGCGCAGTGGGAGCAATGTCTGTGCCACCAGAAGTAATTGAAGAAGAAAAAAGAAAAAGAAAAGAAATCGAAATGGCACAACCTTATAGCGTTTCTACTACTTTCCCAGGTGCAGGTTATGGTAGTAGAGAGTATGGTTATTTTGGCCCTAATTACGGGTTATACGCTAAAGAAGGTGGACATATAAAACAAATGCAAGAAGGTGGTATTGTTGATGCTGCCCCTGCGTTAGCCCCTCCACCTAGCCCAAGCGAATTAGGTTTGGGAGAACCGCCAGCACCTGTAGAAAATGTAGGTATGGCAGCTCCAATGCCTGAAGATATACCCCCACCAATGCCTGAAGAAATTCAAACAACTACAGCGCAAGATATATTACCAAGTAGCCCCCCTCTTGCTTTTACACAAAACGTTCCAGCTAGTGCATTTCAAGGTAACTTAATGGCGTTTGCTCCTGGTATTTTAGGTGGAGCTAGATATGGTATGGGTGCTATGCCAGCCGCAATGCCTGTGAACACTACAGAATTTGGGTATGATGTATTTAATCCAAACATTCGTGGGTATGATTATAGAAGTTTTGTACCGCAAGATTATCAAAGTCCAGTAGGTATAGGCTCTGCTCCAAGTGCAGGTGCAGGTATAGGTACAGGCGAACAAGTTACAGGTAGCCCAAATGTTATTGCAGATACAAAAAAAGCATCGGGTAGCAGAAGCACTAGTACTTTTAAACCTTACACTAAATGGACATCATTTACAAAACTTGGAGAAAAAGCATATATACCAGGTGCAAGTAATAGAATGTTTAGAGATGTTGTTAGTGGTTATACAGCAAGTGGTGAGCCAATTTATACAAGAGAAACAAGATATACTGTCCCAGGTAGCAGTAGTAATTGGATGACACCTGAAACAGTAAAATATGGCACAAGACCAATTAAATTTCAAGAAGGTGGTATCACTTCACTACCACAAACAGAAGGCCAAGTAGAGGGTAATGGTGACGGAATGTCAGATGAAGTTTATGGAGATATTGAAAACCAACAAGAAGTAGCATTATCTAAAGATGAATTTATTGTACCTGCTGATGTAGTATCAAGTTTAGGTAATGGTTCTAGCGATGCTGGAGCAGATGAGCTTTATAGAATGATGGAAAGGGTTAGAAGGGCTAAAAGCGGCAAAAAGACTCAACCACCAGAAATAGACGCAGAGGATTATTTGCCGGCATAGTATGGTCATAATACCAAGGAGGGAGAGAGACCGCTTAGCGGCTGAGAAGATTTTATATGAAACAGCAGGGGTCCAATACACTCCAGACCTTAAAACGTTGGTGTGGTTGGATAAAGACAAATACATTAGGTGGGTTATTGGCTACAATAACTTTCTTGGAAGAAGTGTTCAGATCCATCTTGGAAGTATTAAAGGACTTCAGACAAGACCAAGACAGTTACTGTATGCTGCTTTTGACTTTCCTTTTAATGTTTTGCATGTTGATTTGCTTATTGGTATTATTAATAGCATGAATAAAAGAATGGTAGATGTTGCGTTTAAACTAGGTTTTAGAGAAAAAACTCGATGGGAAAATATGCACGATAACAACGGTGATATAATAGTGTTTGAAATGTATAAAAAAGACTGTCGTTGGTTAAGGAAATAATATGATTTTATTTGGGAAAATTTTAAATATTAGATGGTTAATGGATGCATTCTGCTTCTATGGTGGAAGTAGCGGTGGTGGAGGTGGCGGTAGTTCAACTCAAACTGCATACCAAGTACAAATGCCAGAATCTCTTGTTCCTTATGCTGAAGACATAGCAAAGCAAGCCCAACGACTATCTGCTAGACAGTACACTCCCTATAGAGGAGAAAGAATTGCAGGAATGTCTGATGCACAAGTAAGTACTTTAGAAAAAACAAAAGCAATGGGGCCATCACAATACTATCCTGCTGCTGGACTAGTTGCGCTACAAGGCACGCAAGAATTTGGTACACCACAGGCGCAAGTCTATATGACACCTTACCAACAAGCCGTAACAGATATTGCAAAAAGAAAGGCTACAACAGAAGGTCAGCAAGCATTACAAGGTATTCGTAGCGCTGCTGCAAGAGCAGGTGCTTTTGGCGGTTCAAGACAAGGATTAATCGAGTCACAACAAATAAGTGATATAAATCAAAGATTATCAGATATACAAACTAGAGGCTCTCAAGCAGCATTTGAAAGCGCCCAACAACAATTTGAAAGAGATAGACAAGCTAAGCTAGCAGGTGCAGGACAACTTGCAGCTATCGGTGGAGCGCAACAAGCAGCAGAATTACAAAGGCTATCAGCACTAGAAAGAGCAGGTACATTAGAGCAAGCAGAACAACAAAGATTGTTAGATCTGCGTTACCAAGATTTCTTAAGACAACAGGATTATCCGTATCAACAGTTAGCTGCGTATTCGTCTGCTATTAGAGGTTTGGGGCCTGTTTCTCCTATGTCTACACAGTTGTATCAACAACCACCAAGTCCATTCCAGCAAGCGTTAGGTTTGGGTATCGCAGGATTAGGAGCATTTAACTTATTTAATAGAGGATAAGCATGGCAAGTTTATTTGAGCAAGCATCGTTAGCAAAAAGAGCATCGG